TTCGCCGGAGCACGGCTTTGACGCGCGCAACCATTTCTTTGGAGTCAAACGGTTTTTCCATATAGTCGTCGGCACCGAGCTCCAATCCCAGAACCTTATCAAAAATCTCGCCCTTGGCAGAGAGCATGATGATCGGAATGGATGACTTGGCACGGATTTCCCGGCAGACCTGATAAGAAAGCATTACTTCTGGAGCCAAAAGCAGATAGCAGTTTCTGGCATCGGGGCAATCGACTACAAGCGCATATACGACAACAGCGAAATCAAGTCCTCAATAAAAGGCCGTGCATCATACGCGACACTTAAGACAATTCTCGACCCTGAAAAGGAGGACAGCCGAGTGGCGGTATGCGCAACGGTGGTCGATGTCGAGGAAAAGAAGATGACCAGCAAGAAGACCGGAAACAAGGAAACGTACTGCAAGCTCGTACTCCAGCAGAACAACGACACTTGCGAGTGCGTGGTGTGGCCTGAACAATGGGCTAACCTCCGGGGCGTGCTTCTAAACTCCAAGAACAAGCTGGTGGTATTCTCCGGAGTCGTCAAGTACAGCGACTATGCCGGCGTAAACAACGTGTGGTTCACCAAAAACTCAAAATGCGCAGTGTTATGAAAAGACCAATCATCATCGCCCTTGTCGGCAATTCAGGCAGCGGAAAGACCACCCTCTCGCTCTACTTGCAGGAACGCTTCGGCATCCCGGCTCTCGTGTCATTCACAACACGGCCGATGCGAGAAGGGGAAGTTGACGGCATCGACCACCATTTTGTGGAAGACGCATCCTCAATGCCGGAGAATCCGCTCGCCCATACCGTATTTGCAGGAAAACATTACTGGACTTCACACAGCCAAATATCAACCCCAGTGGTCACATACGTCATCGACGAGGCCGGCCTTGTGGAACTGAAAGAGAAATGGTCAGACAAATACGATGTGCTGGCGTTCTACATATCCCGTCCCAACAACCCGACTTCAGCCGAAAGGAAGAACCGAGACAAAGACAGGCTGCAACTACCAGCATCAGAATACGAGGAAGTTCTGGACAATACTTCCTCCCTGCCAGACTTTTACAGCCTGGCGACAACAAGCATCATTAAAGCAATACTTAAAAACATAGAATGATATGGCAATACCCAAGCAAGAACGAAATCCCCTGATAGCATTTACGCTTGACTTCGAGACAGGCGGACTCAAATGTCAGACAAATGCAGTGACACAGATAGCAGTGCACGCGACAAGACTCGACACGTTTGAACACGTCGCATCATTCGTGCGATACATCCAGCCGTACTTCCGCAAGGAAATAAAGGCTCTCTCGCAAAACAAGCGCAAAACCCTCAAGAGCAAGTACGACAATGACGAGCCGGAGATGATGGTATACGAAGATGAAGCCTTGAAATACACGGCAATCACGATGGATATGCTGCACCAGCAAGGTGAGCCTATAGAACAGGTGGCGCAGGATGTTCTCAAGTTCATGCAGGACAACACTCCGAAATGCAGCAAGAACATGAAGCCGTTTATCATCGGGCAGAACATCGGCTTCGACGAGGGCTTCTTCTGCCAGATGATGGAATACGCAGGACTGATGAAGGAAGCGCAGAAGCTCCTTAGAGGTCACGTTGACTTCTACGGCAACTGGCATCCCCTCACGCTCGACACAATCCTGCTGGGGCAGCTCGCCCTGTGCCACAAGCCTGACGTTTCGTCCTACAAGCTGGAGCTGATGTGTGAGCGGCTTGGCATTGACCTCGACGATGCCCATGACGCAGATGCGGACGTGGCAGCGACAACCGGCGTCGTAGCTGTTCTTACCCAGCGAATGAGAAGCACTGGAGGCACGGTTGAAGACGGTGGCATATCAATCGCGAAATCAGAAAAGACCAGAAAACACTTCAAGATATAGGGTATGAAAACAACAGACAAAACTGCTGGAATACCGGCTAACAGCAAAACCAACGCCGCTCCTCCTGTCGAAGAGCCAACCATTGAGTTCAATGTAATATCAGACCGGGATACAATGACCATAGTAAATGAAGAACTCGGACAGGTAATGGTGGAGATTTCTGGGTACGACCTGAAGATTGACCTCAACATGGCCTACATAAACACAATCGAAGAGGTTGAAGCAGCTTGCGAGGGCATCTCCCAGCTGTTCCGCGAGACAATCATGGAGATACTGCTGTCTGGCAAAAAACAAAGCCGCTGAAACTCTGCTATTCATTATAAACTGGGCCGGCATACGCCTTACTTGGAGCTGTGTGCCGGCCCGTAAAGCAAATGCAATGAATAGCGCAAAACAAAAACTGTCGGAAGACGAAGCCCTTTTCTGCGTGCTGTATGTAAACGGCTCGGCAGATTGTGTTGGCGATGCCGCGAAATGCTATTCCGAAATCTTCAAGCCCAAAGATTCTCGGCTGGCTCGCCAGCTGGGAAGAGTTCTACTTATGGATGAACGCATCCAGGAATACATCAAAGAACTCAGCAGCATGGCGGCAGAAGATGCCAAGAGCATGAAGCGTTTCATCACGGCGAACCTGATGAGCATAGTCAAGGAAACCTCCTCGGCAACATATTCTGACAGGAACGGCACACGCCTCTCCCCTGCCTCTTTGCGCAGCGTGGCTGTCAGCGCAATGAAGCTGTTGTCCGATATGTATCCGGTCAAGGAATCGCAGACCAACAGGCTCAGCATCGAAGGCGGCGACGGCTCGTCCATAACCTTCAACGTCATAGTACCCGAACCCAAGAAAGACGCTGACAAGGAAGAATGACAGAGATAATCATTTCGAGCCTCGTCAGCCTTATCACTGGCATAGGGGCTACAGTTCTGTTCTTTCCCCAGACACGGAAGGCCAAGAACCTCGAGAACGAGGCCAAGCAGTCTGAAGAATGGAAGAAGCTGTATGACGAAGAACGGAAGATGAGCGCGGAAGAACGCAAGGAATGGGAAGCCGACCGCACTCGCATGGATGCCAAGATTGACGAGCTTTTTGCACAGATAACCAAACACCGCGACGAGAAAGCGGAAATAACCAAAATCAATACACAGCTGGAAGTTGAGGTCACACGCCTTCGTTTGCTCAAGTGTGAGGTCGTGAACTGCCCTAACCGCCAGCCTCCTACTGGATACTGACATGAAACTTGAACAGACAATTACAATTATCCCTTCAGCCACACTGGAAGATTGCAGGCTCTCCAGTCTCGTAGGCCGTCAGGGGACAGTGTGCGAAATCAACTATGCAAAAGACGGCTCTGTCAAAGGGTGCTGGGTTGCGCTGGAAGGCGAACCTTACCTCGACGAGCAGGAATGGTACATACCGATGGTCTCTATCGTTGAATAAGAACGTGTAAAAGAAACGCCGAAACCTTTACATGACACCACGGACGTGTAAAGAAAACGGCGATTTCTTTACATATAAATCAAGACAAGCAATGGCAGACGCAAACAAACTCAAGCCGATTATCCTCCGCTGGGAGGGCGGCTTCGCTGTCGTCCCAGGCGACAGGGGCGGCGCGACAAACAAAGGCATCACCATAGGCACGTTCCGCCAGTTCTTCGGGCAAGGCGCGACCGTCGAGCAGCTGAAGCGCATGACAGACCAGCAGTGGATGATAGTGTTCCGGCGCGGCTTCTGGGACAAGTTCCGCGCCGACGAGATACGCAGCCAGTCAGTAGCCGACATCTGCGTGGACTGGGCGTGGAACTCCGGCACGAAGACCGCGATACGCAAAGTGCAGACGTTGCTCGGCGTAACGGCAGACGGCATCGTCGGCGCAAAGACCCTCGCAGCCATAAACGCCGCAGACCCCCGGCAGCTCTTCGAGCGCGTCAAGGCGGCGCGGCTCGCCTTCGTAGAGGGCATCGTCCGCCGCAGCCCCTCGCAGCGCAAGTTCCTGAATGGCTGGAAGAACCGCATAAACTCGTTCAAATTCGCCGAATAAGCAGAAGCGATACTGCTTATTTTGCCATATCAGTCAATATAGAATGAAGAAAGACACACTAATCTGCTTAGGTGTAATCCTGATAATGCTGGTTGCGGGTTTCCTGATTGGATGGGACACCGGCAAAAGAATCGCAGGCCGACAACTTCCGATAAACACTGAGACCAAGACTGACACCGTGACTGTTCGCGATACGATAAAGGATCCCCTTCCAGTGCCGTATATCGTCAAGGAAGTGCGGAAAGACACGGTACTCCTTCCAGTAGTCAAGGTTGCAAACGACTCGACATCAGCTGACAGTGTGGCTGTA